AGTTTATTGAACTGCAATTTGAGGTAGTAATTGCCTTCGCCCAGCACCGACGTCATCAGGTCGTAAGTGTTACCGACACCAGTGATGCACTTCTCCAGTGTGGTAGGATCGTCGAGCAACGCCTGGTTTAGGTCGTCGAACTTCAGCTTCTGCACCTCTTGAAAGACGCTGTATGCAGGCTGACCCGCAATGCAGGCAGACGAGGCAATGATGTTGCCTTCCTTACAGGCTTCCCGCAGCATCTTGGCATCAAGCCTCGGGAAACGGTAAAATCCGGTCAAATAGCTCTGCGACACCAGACCGAAGATCTTCAGTAGACCAGCAGGGTTCTTGGGTAGTAGCACGAGGTGATGCCGACGATTGACAGGATTGAAGTGCTTGGTGCTCTTCGATTCTGACTCGTCCTCAAGCGTGAGGGCGTTGGAGACTTCAATTGACTCCGACTCGTCATCGCCGTCAGTATTGACGACGAGCTTGGTCTGCAGGATCTCGAGCTTGGTGCGTAGCTTCTTGGCGGCGGCCTTGTCGATGGTGGCTTGATCAGCGGCGGCCTTATCTCGAGACCATTGCGCCAAATCGGGATGAAAGTACGCCTCGACGCCGGGAATATACTTGAAGGGCTTGTCTTTGTGCTCAGTGTTCCACTTTTCTGCCCAGAGCATGGCATGCGCATAAGCAGAGCAGTTACCATGGTCCGTGATAGTATGCGCGTCCAAACCGTTTTCCATGCACCAGATGAAGTGTTCATCCGGATACCCAAGTCCATCGAAGGGACTAAACCCTGTATGAGCGTGTAGACCAACAAACTTCTTCGGAACGCGTGACATGTTTTATTGTACCTTAGACGTACGTTCAGCTCGTCGCTTCGCCCAATATTCAAGACGTTTGATACGCATCTTCTCAAGCGTTTCAGGCTTCTGTTTACGACCGTACATCGGGTTTCCTGATCCGGTCGTCCGTTCACTCTCCTGTTGTCGTTGTTCAGCGCTTTGCTTCCGACCAGTGGCTTTTAGAACGATTTTTTGTCTGACCTCTTCGGTCGGTGAAATACCACCTTTCCCACCCTCGTTCATATTGTAGCCCAGTTTAGTCGTATTCAACTCTCGGATCAACCGAGTTTCTTCGATAAACGCTTCCTCTTCAGTGGCGTGCTCACTGACGACCTGAAAGTCAAAATTCTCTTTTCCGTGTTTACGGATCGCGCGATGAATCGCATATTGTGACCCACTTGTAAATGCCGCCCTGACATGGGTTGCCCACCTTGTAGTTTGGTGGATCGTTTTCCCAACGTATCGTTTGCCATTGACGCGATTGGTAATGACGTAAACAACACAAGACATCAGTTCAGCTTGCTCGGCGGCTTGGTGGGAGCAGAACCCTCGGGCGAAGTCGCTGCACCCGGAATCTCGGGCAAGTCTTCGTTGTGCGTATCCTCATCGTGGTCGACGAAGCGCATGCCGCAGTCACGGCACCGCATCGAATCCTCGTCGATCAGGCCGCTATCCTCCAACGCCGACGCAGCGCTGTGCAGGGCGACGTTGAGGGAGGCTTGGCCCATCAGGTAGTAGGGATCTTGGTCGAGTTTAGACTTCGTCAATTCATCGGCGATCGTATTCCTGCCGACAATGAGCTCGGTGATCAACAGTTCGTAGAGGAGGTGGGTGCGGCGGAGGCCTGCGTCGGAGCCGTCGTCATTGGGCATGAGTAGACTGTACCACGGAAAGGCGGAGAAGGTCACTACTTCAGGTCACTGACGAGGACACCGCTGACACCGCCCCAGATGTTGTCGCGAATGTCGCCGCGAGTGAAGGTGCCCATGCGCCTCGCAAAAATGCACTCATCGTCGAGTTCCCAGGCCTCATAGTTCTCCGCGCGGGCACTGCGACGCTTCACAAACACGAAGCGATTGCCTGGCCTGATAACCTTGAGGTCAGTCCCATCGCGGGTGTCAATGCCTCCGTCATCGCCGACCACTTGTGCTTTCTCCCAGTGATCGTTCCACCAGGCCTCATCGCCTCGATTGCGGAGCTGTTCGACGATGAGGCCACGGTTGCAGTCACTTTCTACCGTCACGCGCGAGCGGTCCCCTGCACAGCCCCGACGGATGATGTTGGCGGCCATGATCTCCGCCTTGCGGCGTGCGTTTTCACGTTCTGCGTCAGTCACGACCAAGTAATCGCTGGGCATGGGTGGGATCGTACAATGGAGAGGTGGAGAAGATCACTTCGCACAAACATCATTGAATGATCATCACTGTGTGCACCCGTATCACGGAAAGCGGATTGTTGCATGAGTGAATACGTATCAATGTGAATGGTTATCTGTGCCCACAAACCGCCCACAGAAAATTCGTGAACATGACGAGGCATCCCAACATGTATTATACGACAACCATCACCTATTTACGATCTGTGAAGGCAATAGTTCCCCACAAACGCATCAGGTCAACGGCACCATCCGTTGACCTGATATTTCTCCCACCTTCGAGAAAGGAGACACACCGTGATTCACAACCTACAGACACTACTGGTTTTGATCATCGTGCTGCGCGCTCTGCTTAAGCGCTAGCCACGACCATCTAACCAGATCTATGGGGTGCCCAAGAAATTGTGCGCCCCGTAGGTCGTTAATTTTTCGTCAGCGCCGTGAAGTTTGTTTCATATGCCCCACGGGCGCAAGATCAACATCCTTTGACACGCACTCCCATGAAGTTGTGTATGATGTCTTTCCTTCCGTCACAGTGATGCCGCACCTTGCGACACACTTATACACGCGATGTTCAGTGTCTTCATAGAAGTCACCTTGTTGCGCATCAACATCTGATATGTAACTTTTCGTCATGTATTTTCTCCTCACTTTTCCTGTTCATACCACATTGAGACAACGCCGACTGTGTCAATACCCAGAAAGTCGCACTGGCCAATAGTCTTCGCCCTACTCAGTCCAATTTCAGATTGAGGATGATGAAGGTGAAATTCATTGTGCGCAACAGCACAGAAATTACGCAGTTTGTCACCAATCAACCACTTTCCAGTGATTCGATCGGGAGTAGAGCTAGAATCAATTTCCATCACAATGCCATAAGCTGCACCAATGCCGGCGGGAAACATATTACTTTCAAACTCATGACCACGTTCGATGCTTAGGCTCATTGTACATAGTACAACACTCTACGCCCTTAACGTCGAATGGTCTCTTTCGAGACCACACAACAACAAACTCTCTACGTAAGAACTTATGCCTTCGGCGGCGTCACCACGACAGTGGCGGTGCCCGTGACACCCGTAGCAACAGTCGCCGGCATCGGTGCGCCTTCACCCACGGGCATTGCGTGGGCGTCTTTCGTCGCTTGGGCAGCGTCGGCGGTGTCAGATGCGGCAGATTTAATCGCAGCGATTTTCGCGGCGGTCACCTGCTGCGGCGTAAGTTCAGCCTCAGCGACGCCCGGGACGAGCAAGGCGAGTGAAGCGATCAACGCTGTCGATAGCGATCCCGTCGTGGCAGTATGGCCGAAGTAGACGGCAACCTGCGGAAGATCCAACACGAGGATCGGGAAGGCGACAGCGAGCCACCGCGGCAGTTTTTGCCACAGTGGTTGAAACGCACTAAACAACTTCGTCGCAGCGAGTGCGCCAGCGGTAACATACGCGGCTACTTGAACCGGATCGATCGTCATGGTGATGAATTCCTTCGTGGTTAAGTATCACCCACGTGCGGAGAACTCACCTGACGACGCGCCGAAAGTAGCCTATCGTTCGATCTAGGCCCTCGTCGAGCCCAACCCGTGGCTCCCACCCGAGCAGCTCTTTGGCCCGCGTGATGTCGGGGCACCTCTGCGTCGGGTCGTCGATGGGCATGGGCTTGTGGATGATTTGATCGCCGCGCAAGCGGTGCCGTTCAAGTGCACCGACCTTCTCAAGCACCCTCGTCGCCAGCTCAATCACCCTGTATTCATTAGGGTTGCCGAGGTTGATGGGTCCCTGCGGGTTCGCAGGCAGGTCACCCACCGCGACGATGCCACGCACCAAGTCATCAACGTAGCAGAACGACCGCCCCTGCTGGCCGTGCCCATACACCGTCAGTGGTTCACCCTGCAACGCTTGCCTGATGAAGTTGCTGATGACACGGCCGTCGTGCTGATCGAGGTGCGGCCCATAAGTGTTGAACACCCGAACCACACGCGCATCGACGCCGTACATGTGCAAGTAGTCGTAGCACAGCGCTTCGGCAGCACGTTTACCCTCGTCGTAACAAGCCCGAGGCCCATACGGATTTACATTTCCTCTATAGTCTTCGCGTTGCGGTGACACCAGCGGCTCACCGTACACCTCACTGGTCGATGCGTGGACGACGACGGCACCGTGTTCATCTGCCAGGTCGAGCACGTTTGCGGTACCCTGTGTGCACGTCATCATCGTCAAAACCGGCATGTCTTGGTATGACGGAGGAGAGGCGGGACACGCGAAATTTAAGATGAGGTCGAACTTGACATTATCCATGTTAAATTCAAAGATTGAAAACCAGTCTTGGTGATCATCGGTAACATCAGCCATGGAGAAAGTGAAGTTCGAGTGGGCCTTCAGTGCCGCCAAGTGTTCAGAGTGCTCGTCTGACGAGCAGAAGTTGTCGATGCCCCAGACTCTGTCACCCGCATCGAGGTAGTGTTTGCACAGGTGACTGCCGACAAACCCCGCTGCACCCGTGATCAAGACATTGCGGCTCATGTCACAGATCATACACCTGATTCAGGGCTCGTATCAGCCACGGGTGCCGTCTTCTTCTTAGACGCGGGGTACGATGCCACGTGCTCAGCCAATAACACTCGGGCCAAGTCAAGGGCCTTCGCCCCGTCGACGATGGTGCCGAACCACAGTTCGAAGACGTCCCTGATGATGTGGAGGGTCACTGCCAGCGCATCCTCAGCCGACGCACCTGACGCCGCATCGAGCATCTGTGTCTCCGTCATCCGGGCGACGATGCTCAGCGCCTCGCTCTCGTACTCGTCAGTGGGACAGCCCAAGCCCGTCAAACCCATCAGGTCGTGAGCAAAGAGGATCGTGGTGAAGTCCTTGACCAACAGGTGACGGGGCCGATAACCCTTACGCTTTGCCATGGGTCAATTCTATCATCACCCGCGCCCGTGTTCAGAGATGCGTGCCCACATGGGCACGACGTGAATACTTAACGACATGCCTCGCCAACCCCTCAGTGAACACGCCGTTGCCAAGATCATGAAGTCACTGCTCGAGAGGTTCGGTGAACCCATCACGGAGAGTTATGACTCACACGGGGGAGGGGCGATCCTCGCACCAGGAACACCCGTCATGGTCAAGCGCAACGGTGCACGCGTTGCTGGTCAGGTCACCTCACACATGTTCGGCCCCGGCCGGCCGGGGGGCAAGAAACAACGCAGTCAGCTCTGGTACAAGGTGTCGACCGCGGCGGGGGACATCGAGGTACGCGAAGAAGATGTGCGAGCGACTGGTGCGATCGCCGAAGACCTGACGCCCGGACCCATCAACAAGCCCACCTGCGAATCGTGCGGGGGCCTGATGGGCATGGACGAGTCGACGTGCACCCAGTGCGGACGGATGGGGACGCCGCCCGACATGGCCGAAGGCAAATACGGCGTTGCCACGTACGAACCCGACGAAGACGTGTGTCCGACGTGTAACGGTGGTGGGTTCGCTCCATCAAACAAGCCGGGAAACACCAAGAAGTGCCCGAAGTGCGGTGGCTCAGGCGAAAAACCCAAGCGCGCCAAGCGCGCCGTCAAGGAAAGCGACGGCCCCGCACGCCACCCGGGCCATGCCGCCGGCTGCACCTGCCCAGACTGTGCGCGACCGAAGGCGGACGCCAAGTTGACGGACGAGAGTTCGTCAATCGTCTACGGTGCCGAGGACTTCACGTCGAACATGCCCGCAGGCACTTCTCACCCCAAACACAAGCGGTCGAAGGTCGACGAAGTGGCGCCGCCCGGAGGCAAGAAGGTCGTCAAGGCCCTCAAGAAGCAGAAAGGCGTCGAGAACCCGTATGCCGTGGCGTGGAACATGAAGAAGCACGGCGAGATCTGATGCGGACGACAGTCAAACACCTGCGCTCATTGATCCATGAGAGCATTGACATCGAGCGGGTGCCGTCGCCCGACGAAGTGCGGACGACGTGGGAAGACCTCTACGTCAGCTCGCTGCGCAACAAGCGCAAGACGGATCCCAAGGGGGTGACACCGGGCAAGGTGTCGTTCGATGAGCTGGTCAGCTGGCTGGGTGCGAGCGAGCACGCCATCGGGCTGGCACTCGACAAGGCGGGGCTGGTCGTCGACCGGGACGGCAACGTCGTCGATCGCTTCAACTAACGCACTTCACTTGGATCGTCGAACGACTACAACTAGATCACCCGGAGAGTGATGTTCAATGCGTTGAGTAACGCTCCAAAACACTCCGATGTCATTATCGCTAACCGAAATAACAGTTCCAAAATCATCACTAAGCTCTTCGACCCACTCTCCGTTCACCTTTGTCATTCCCAACTTGTACCGAATAATGTCACCAAGATCAGGTCGCATGTTCGGCCAACGCATTGAAGATCTGATCAGCAACTTCACCGAACACGCAAACCTCAACACCATTGACTGCCAACACCACGAATTGATCACGAAGCGCCAGGTGAGCACGTACTTTTTGTGGATTTAGACTACGCCCGTTGGGCGCATTCAACACCTGTTCAAGCGTCACTTTGTACAGCGGTTGCTGTTGAATGGCATCGAGCGTGGGGTTCTTCTTCCACGCGTCAGTCACCCACGAGACTGTGTGTTCCTCGAGCAGGTCATAGACGCGCTTGTACGCATCACTCTCGGGCGACAACCTCGCCTGTGACAATTCATTGATCATGTGCTGCCCTCCCCACGTTCATGATCTTACACACACTGCACGTGATGTTCAACCCTAACGCGACTGCCCGCGTTGCAGCTTGGCCTTGACCTGCAGGATGATGTCGTTGGGCACACCCTTATCAGTCAACTGATCGCCGATGTAACCGATGAAGGCGGGATCCTTGATGTCGTCGACACCGAGGTCAGAGGCAACGCCCGCAAACTCGTCCATGACGGCCCACATGACGTCCTTGAGATCGTGCACTGCAGGATCGAACTTGGCGGGCCTGAGACCACCGCCTCCCGACGACAGGCCGAACTGCGGCTTGCGCATGCCGGATCCAACGGGTACCTCGACCAACAGGTGCTCGTTGATCAACTGCTTCAGCTTGCTGATTGTCGTCTTCATCTTCGTGTCTCCGTCGGTTCAAGTGGGCCCCTGTGGGCCATCGGGTCGACGCCGAACAGCTTCACCATCTGCTTGCGCGCCTGCAGTGCTTTGTCGTCCTCGCGGCCTTCACCCGTCGCCGCCAGCTTGAAGACAGGCACATTGCCGTGGTTCTCAAACGTCTCCCACGGGTGCGACGACAGGATCGCGGTGTAGGCATAGCGGGTGCCGCCGGGATCGCGCAGGCGACTGTTCTTGACCTTCTTGTAGGTGATGTGTGAGCTAAACGTCAGGTACACCTTGCCCAACTCGGGGTCTTCGGCAACCCAACAACTAGCGACGCCCACGCTGGGCTGTGAATAATCTCGGGGCACCGTCGCCCACTGGCCCACCATGTAGGGCTTCTTGCCAGCAGCAACGGCACGCAGGCGATTGAGCACCTGGTTGGCCTCAAGCACCTCGCTGATCACGTACTTCAGCTTGCCGAGCGTCGTCTGCATCTCAAGATCTTACTTCAGGGTGACGGTAAAGTTGACCTTCGATGCATCGCCCTGGTGAGGTCCCCAGTTGAGGACGAAGGGCTCGCCGACCAGCGCTTGGCCGTCGTTCCACGACTCACAGAACTTGTCGAGGGCACGCTCGTCGACGGCGCGGAAACCGTGCTGGTGCGGCAGGCTACCCAGGCACGGCACCAACGTCACCCGCAGGTTGGCCTCACCCAGGCAGTACTTGCGGATGCCCTTGGGCAGCTCCGACCGCTTGACGTTGAACAGCTTCAGCGCCTCGGCGACGTACTGTTCCTGCGACAGGTTGGCCTCCAGCAGTGCACGGACGGGATCGATGATCTCGTGGAATTCAGGCAGTGCCGACTCATTGATGTCCTGCGCACCCAACCACGCCAGGGTCTCCTTCATCGCGTCGCGTTCCAGCGTCCGATCGTCCTTCTCTTCCATCAGGTCGTTGACGTGCTTCAGCAACTTCTCTGCATCGATCTCAACGTGCGCCGTCGCCTTGGTGCTGGCACAGAAGCGGCGGACGACGAGCGATGCCCACCCCCGATCGAGCAACCGGGCATGCTGATCATTGGCCTCGGCTCGAGCGTAGTCGTGAATGAAGAGGCGGGCCTGTTCGTCGTACCATGCATCGCTCAATTCGGGGCCTTCGGCCGTCCGGGCCACGTCGCCCATTCGCTCTGCACCGTCGACAGGGTCATGGCCCAGGGGTTCTGCCTTGGGTGGGCTGATGCCCGCCTCGTGCAGCGCCTGCTTGCGTTGGCGATAGATGGCACGTAGTTGGTCGTCGTGCTTGAAGCGCTTCATCATCTCGCGAACCGCGGGCATGGGCACCCGCATGGCGACGGCGGCGCGGACGGCGGCGTCCTTGTCGGTCACCATCTTGGGCAAGAAACGTTCCGGGATGATGCGCGCCGCAAAGCGTCGAACCTCGGGGTGCTTGTGGTCGATGAAGGTCGTGGTGATGTTGGAGAGAAAGTCAAGTTGCCCGTCGCGGCCCGTGCGGTGCAGGACGTCGAGGCGATCATTGGCCTCGGCCACGACGTGTTCTAGCCGACCCTCAGTGATGACGACCGGGCCCAAGACGCGGCGGATTTCACCCTTCAGGGCATCAACGGCCCTCTCTTCGTCAATTGTTCGCTCCACGACTCGCTGCAACTCAGTCAGGTTCAATCGCATGCGCACAGGCTCCTGAGCGATAAGTATCAGCGACGCGTCGGTCAGCGTTCCTTCGGGAGGAATGTATCCCACGACGGGTGGTAACAATCGGTCTTGGCGGCGTCCCAGAAGTGCAGTGCCGTCGGACTGGCGGGCTTCTTCAACAGCTTCATGCCCACTTCGTCGGGCGTCCTGTTGCCCTTGCGCTTGTTGCAGTCCCTGCACGCAGACACGCAGTTGAGCCACGTCGTCGGCCCACCACGTGACAACGGCACCACGTGCTCGATCTCGACCGTCTTCCACGACAACTTGGTGCCGCAATACTGGCACGTCCAATCATCACGGTTGAACAACACTTGGCTGCGAAAACGCGGTGGCTTCCACTTCTTGTGGATCTTGCGGTACATCCGCAACGTCGCCGGGATGGCGACCGATCGCAGTGGATCAGTGGGCATCAATCCGGGCGAAGTGAAGGCCTCGTCATCCCACACCGACGGCAGACCCGTCTGAAAGTCAATGACGATCTCGGCGCGAGAGAGCATCACCAGGCGAATGGCACGCCAATCGCTGATGAAATGGAGGGGTGTGTAATCGGCATTGAGGAGCAGGGCGCGCTTCACGGGATCATCCTTCGTCAGAGTTCATCCTATACTTACACCGCACACGCTTGCACAGCCCACGGCACCACACTCAAAAATTCGACTGACAAGATCACAGTCCAATCCTAATGCGGAACGCGGGGGTGTTCAGGCCATCGAGAAGTCAAAGGACACTTCACCCGTATCTGCATCCATCGTACACTGTGCTCCCACCGGGACGGGAATTGTCCAATCGCCGTGAGAGAAGGATGCCCCATACATACACGGGGGCCCGTTCGACAGGTACTGCAGGATGACGTCCTCGATCGACGGCACGTCGGGTTCCAACTTCGTCGGCACCTCGGCAAACTCACCGACGACGATGCCAGCCACCTTGTCAAGGACGCCAGCGAGGCGCAGTTGGCTAAACATGCGGGCCACTTTTTCGCCGTCCTTGCGCACGTCCTCAATGAACAGAATAGCATCCTGGGCGTCGGGAAAGAAGGGGGTGCCCAGCAAGCAACAGAACGTCTCCAAGTTCATGCCGATGACGTGGCCGCTGGCCCGCCCGGGCGACACCTTCCGGGGCAGGAACTGGTTGACTGCAAAGGGACGTACGTCCCACGGCTGGTCGCTCATCATCAATTCCAAGCCAAACTTCAGCGACTCACAGTCGAGCTTCTTGATGCGCTCACCCTTGTCGAGCCTGATCGCCGGGTACTGGCCATTGATGCTGATGAGGCCCGCGCCCGTCAACAGGCCATTGTTGAGGGCCGAGATGTCGCTCAGGCCTAGCAGCGGGCGCCTTGAGGCCCTGATCTTGTCAAAGTCGAGGTAGGGCAACGTCTCGGCGCTGCCGTAGCCACCCAACGCACAGATGACACCGCTGATCGTCGGGTCGGTGAAGGCCCACATCAGTTCTTCAGCGCGGTCGACCAGCGGTGCGGCGTGGATGTCAACCGTCCGCAGTGACCTGACGTTGGGGCCCAGCACGGGCTCAAGGCCACACTCGCGGACGACGTCGAGGCCCACCACCAGCTCTTCAGGGCGAAAGGGTGAAGCAGGGGCGATGATGGCAACGCGGGCTCCGGGTCGAAGCCGCTTGGGCGCGAGGTACATGTCAGCGATAACTAGGCAGTGCTGATGCATCTTATGCATCACACCTCACCCGACGGGCATGCGCCTGTGAATTTCCTTCATGGCGTAGTCGTACGCGGGTTCCGTCCCACACAGCGCCGACAACGTCAGCAATTGCTCTGCAGTGAAACTGGCCAGCAGGGGCTTCAACACCCACTGCTTCCTACCCTCTCTACACCCGACCATGTACCTCAACAGTGTGTTACGCTGCAATTCGAGGTGGAGGTGAGCGGGAGGAGCCTTGCGAGTCACCATGCGAGCGTGTTCGATCTCAAAGCGCACCGACTTGACCTGCTCCAGCGTCTTGCACACCTCACTGTGTAGGTAAGCCGCAGTCAACGGTGTCAGTGTACTGTAGCCCTTAGTGTTGACATACTTGAAGACACGGCCGACTGTCCACGGCCCGGCCCACGTCGTCACGTGCAGCATCATGGCTCGCTCGAGCGCTTCCCACTGCTCCGCCATCACCAACACTTCATTCGTCACGCCCGCCATGGAGTTGTAGATGTCAAAGCTGGTCATGTGCTCCTTCATCGGCCTCGCCCACCGGGTGATGACCTGCACCTTGACATCTCCATCGACGATGTGATCCAACCCAGCGCCCGTCACCGTCGGCGTGACGTTCAAGTCGACGATCGACCGACGTGGATCGTTGAGAAAGCCGTCGAGTTGTTGCTGTGACGAGAAGAAGACGTCGATGTCACCGTGGCGACGAAACGCATGCGACCACCCAGCGACCTTGATCGGGCCTCCCGTGTGATTGACGACATCACGGTAAAAGTCTGCCGCTGGTGTGCACATGACCACGTGGCGGGCGACCAACGCCGCAAAACCGCCAGCGATGTAGCCACCGTGCTCGAAGACGAGCCCAAGCAGTTCCAACGTGCCACGGTTGAAGAGCTGGCCTTCGTGCAGCATCGTCAACAGGGGCTTGTTCAGCTTGACTTCATTGAAGTTCACGACGTCGGTCACGGTAATCTCCAATCAGTGGGCACGTCCTTCAATCGTCGCTGCATCACTTCAATCGCCTGTGGGTTGGTGTCGGCAAGGACGAACGAACGGCCGTGCTTGTGTGCGGCTTCGCCTGTGGTGCCAGAACCCGCGAAGACGTCCATGACCAGACCCCCGGGTGGCGAGCTGGCGGTGATGATGCGTTCGACGAGCTTTAGGGGCTTTTGTGTGGGATACCCCGTGCGTTCCTTGGCGTTCGTCCCGATGATGCTCATCTCCCAAACGTCGGTCGGCACCTGCCCACGTGCGATGCGAGCCTCAGCGTCTTCAGGTGTCCTGCCCACTCGCTGCATGTCGGGAGCTTTGTAGGGCACGCGGTCAATGTCATCGTAGTTGAAGACGTGCTGACCAGCGTGCTTGGCATAGACGAGAATGTTATCATGCTTACGTGCCCATGTCGTCTTGCCACGGCCCCCAAAATTGTAGCTCCAGATAATCTCGTTGAGAAAGTTGTCTGTACCGAAGATCTGATCGCAGTCGAGACGAGCGATGTGCACGTGTCGCCAGTCGAGGTGCAGGTACAGGGTACCCGTGGGTTTCAGGACGCGGTGAAATTCAACGAGGTGCTGGCTCAAGAAGGCGCCGTACTCCAGTGTGACGTCGTTGTATGCCATACCGTGAGACGACTGCACAACGCCGGTGCCAAAAGGCGGATCGGAGTACACAAGATCGACGCTGTTGTCAGGCGTCGCCTTCAGCACCGACAACGCAGTGGCTTGGTGAATGGTATTCATGGCGTGTTGGTGACAGGTCCCGAAGTGCCCTGCCCGTTGGTGACCTGCTGCAACCTGAAGTTGAGCTGGTCGAGCGCGCTGACCGACTGATCGAACTCCTGCTTCGACGCCATCAACTTGCGCACCATCTTGGCCTTCTTGGCCGCGTCCCAAGACTTGGCGACGGGACGCTGCATCAGCTCCTCGGCACGTTCACGGCGAATTGACGCACAGCGCTGTACGTGAGTGTAGTACGCAATCTGCCGCTGCAACGTGGCGGGATCCTCGCGTACGGGTTCAGTCGACGTCGGTGTCTGACCGATCAGTGGCTGCTTGGTGTCCATGGTCAGACTCTACACTTGGGCCGTGCCCGTTTACAATGGCACTTTCGTGTAGTCTAGCGACCATCTCATCGAACGTCTTTTCATCGTTCTCGATGACGACGAACTTGCGGCCCAACTTGCGGGCGGCCAGGGCCGTGGTGCCCGAACCCGCGAATGGGTCAATGACGTACTCACCGGGCTGCGTGTGCACCTCGATCGGGATCTCGATGACACGTTGGGCCTTCTGCGCCGAGTGCACCTTGCCGCGCATGACTTCGGTGATGTCAGTCCACACGTTGGTGCGACGGTAAAAATCAGATTTTGCCGGGTATTTTTTGTTATAGCCTTTGTACCCACGCAATGTCTCGAGCAATGGGATGTTAAAACAACGAGGTTTCTTGATGTCATCACCCTTGATGAAGTAAGCCAGCTCTTCACGTGTGAACAAGTAGTTGTGCTTGACGCCGTAGGCCCGCTTTTTCGACCAGGTGATCAGATTGGCGAGTTTCAGGCCGACTGCACTACGTGGATCACCCGTGCCAGTAAACTGATCCTCAACCTTGATGATGTAGCGAAAGAAGGGCCTGAAGTCAGGTTTCCCCGTTCCCCCCCAGACGTAAAAAGCTGCGTTGGGCAGCAACAATTGTGACCACTTGTATGTCCACTCCAACATCCACTGCGCGAACTCGCTGGCGTTGGAGAGTTCGATCGGGTTGTCCCAAGCGTCTGATAGGATGTGCCCGTAAGGCGGATCCGCAATGATTAATGGGATCGCACCCGTCAGTTCACGGACTGCGTTGACGGTCTCGACTGTGGTGCAGTCAGCGCAGATGGCGTAGCCGTCGGTGAAGGTCTCAACCCTCACTGGTGAATGCCCAACATGGCGCGCAGTTCCCGTTTGGCTTCGGTCTTCCCGGCTTCAAACGCCTGTTCGAGTAACTGTATGACTGTCTCAGCTTGGCGCTTACCAAAGCTGTGATCAATCTTCTCTTCGCACGAGAGTACCTCGTCTCCCTCCATGCACTTGAGCGCCCAGGCGTTTGGGACCTGAAGAAAGTGAACCCCGTTCGCGTACTGTGAAAGGCCGGGCCCAACGAACTTGTGCTCAATGCCGAGAGCGGTCTCCCCCATGACGATCTTGAAGTTCATGCGACGTCGACCAGCCCCTGCAGTTCGGGTTTGCCGTAGGTCGCGGCGCCCACGTGGACAGACAAATTCGGCGTGATTTTCAAGTCGACCTTCCCGTGTGTGTGACCGGCGAAGACGTTGAAATTGACGTTCGGGTACGCCTTCGATGCCGCCATCAGCATGTCACCGCACATCTTGCTGGTGAAGAATGGCATGACGCTCTGTTCGCCCGGGTGACCTTCGTGCACGTGGGCCTCGGCAAAGGGCGGGTAGTGGGTGAGGACGACGATGTGCTTGTGGTACTTGACGGCCTGCTTGATGCCGTTCTGCATGTGGAGGACGCCCTCGTGGGCCAATTTACGGGCCAGCCCGACGATCGTCGACTTGGCACCGTTGACGGGCAAGAAGTCGTGAATTGCAGTCCAATCAGTCATGTTGAACGAGCTGTTCTGCCAGTCACCGATGTAGCCGTCGTACCAGCCATCATGGCCGACGATGCCCGTTGCCTGCGTCAGGGAAAAGTAGGGCATCGTCGGCATGTAGCGGATGAAGGGACTGACGTTGGTCAGCTCTCGCATCATCTTGCGGACGTGCTCAATCGAACTCCCGTAGTAATCGTGGTTGCCCAACACGACATAGATGGGTCGCTGCACCACCTTCTCGATCGCCGACAGGTGAAAGACCAGCTTGCGCGCGACGGAGATGTCGCCTGTCAAGAAGACGCCCGTCGGGTTGCTCTTGATCAGCGACTCGGCGAACTTGATCAAGTGTTGATTGTCGTCACCCAAGTGATCGAGATGGCAATCAGTTGCCCACGCGAATTGTGTCATGTTACAATCGTACACCACGCGGCGATGTTGTTCAGCGGTTGACAGTCGTATCGCGTGAGGGCGGCGGGTAGAACGATGCCAGCAGCTCCTTCAGCTTGTCGACGCTATCAACGCCGTACCGCCTGAAATAGTGCTCGAACTTGTTGATCACCTTCGGATCAGGTATTGCTAACTCATCGAGGTGAGCATGCAGCTCAGCGACGTCGGCGAACAACAGCTCGTAGTAGTCGGCCTGCGAACAGATCGCCTCACGCAGGTGCGGCATCAACGTCACCATGTCGAGGTAACACTGGCGGTAGAACATGGCGTCGCGCCTGAGGCACGTGGCCGTGAAGAGGGCGTCGACTGCGAACCCGGCGGCCTCAGCCTTTGCCTGCACCAGGTCGGGATCAGCCAGAGTGCAATAGATGCGTACGTAATTGAACTTGCTCTTGTATTGCTCAACGCTGATCGTCGACACCGGGCCAAGGTGGCGGCTATTACAGCGTGGCAGCACGTGCTGCAGGCGCGCGCCGATGAACGCGGCGGCGATCGAGAGCAACTTCGGGTCAACTTCAGCGATCATGTGAGCAACTCCTCTCAATGCAACCACAGTCGTACAGGTCAGGAAAATCTCGGTGCCGTGACGTACGATTCGCAGGTCCCGGTTCTCGCTTGCCGCACGCAAAGCAGGTGTCTCGCTTCAGGCGGCCCAAGTGCAGGCGACCGAAGAAGACTTCGACGCGCCGGCAGAACGTCCTGTAACGACCCAATAGGGTACGTCGAGGACGGGGCACCGACGACGGCTGCAGCGCATAGCGATAGGGACACATCTAGCTACATCCTACCACGAGGCACCAACACTTTACACTCACTCACGCGTGGAGCAATCCGCCACGATGCCTCGAAGTCCGACGCGCTCACTAGATCATCCTCGTGCGCGCGGAGCAACCCCTTACATTGTGCCCCCAAAGTGAGGAAGGTCAGCTCACCGTTGACGATGCTGACCAACAGGTGGGTGCCCCCGATGGGCACGTAGCGCTGCTCAATCGACGACCACAACGTTTCACGAGGATGAACGACGTCGCCGTTCAACTTGTAAAACCACTCGATGAGGTCACCGGGTTTCATGTTGTCACTGCGTTCGTGTGCGTCAGCGTTTATCAGCGAACGTCCTGAACACTTTATCCCAGGTGAAACTCACGATGCCGAAGTTTGTCTTCATGTCGACGTGATGCAGGTAGTGCAGTTTCCGCATGTTACGGTACCACCTGTGCTTCATCAGCGGGTACTGCCTGATGTGCATGGTGTCGTGGGCCGCATCGTTGAAGAGGCCGAAGCCAATCAAGACGATGCCAAAGACGACCAACGTCCACCACGGCGCACCCAGCAACCACAACAGCCCACCCGCCGTCGCCAGAATAATGAGGAGTGGCGGCGTAAAGAGCAAGGCCCCGCGGTGGTACCAGCGTGGTAGGCGGTACTTGTCGGACGACAGGCGACCGGGAGGGTACAAATCACAATGATGTTCCATGTGGGCCCGATTGAAGACCCGCGACCAGCGTTGGTGCAGGGCCCAGTGAATCGCGTGGCCGAAGAATGTCGCAGTGAGCAGTGACACGGCAAAGACGACAATGAACAACATCTGATCACACAGTACACCGGTGTGGGGCCGTGTTTAACCGTGCAGCGTCAGGTAGCGATCGGTCATGTCGACGATGCACCTATCGAGGTAGGCTCGGTTGGGTTCACGAGGTAGCGACGACGTCTGGTACAACTCATCGCACTCGACCTCGAGGCGATCGGCCTGCTCAATCAACTCATCGTAGCTGACGTCACCATTGCGGACACGCAATAGGTCTTCGCGATCTGGCCGCTTAACTAGCACCCTGCCCGTCATCAAGATCTCCTTGCACATGCGCATCAGCCTCCAAAGGTGCATGCCGTGCTTGGTATCGTACCCGAACTTGGCCTCGAGTTCGGCCCGCTTTGGGTTACGTGCCTTTTTCCACGTGAGGTACTGCTCCCAGTGGGCTAGTGCCGCTCGGTACGCCTTCTCCCGGGTGAACAGGGTGATGACGTCCTTGGGTAGCTCGACATTGAGGACGCTGCGTGCAGTCTCAACGATCTCACCGATGCGCTCGGCCGACGTGGCTTCATCATCGACGGTGTGCAGGTTGAATAGCGAGTCGAAGGCGCCGATCTCAGACTTGCTGACTTTCGTCAGCTCCGTCAGACCGAACTGTTCACGTGTAGGCGGTGCAGACGGCGGGTTCAAGAGCCACACACGGTGGGACTTGATGCGCTTCAACTGCGCAAAGGCGTAGCCGCTAAATGTGTGCCGCGCTTTCTTCGACAAGAAGTCCGCGCGCAGGCCACGCAGCTCATCACCGAAGGCATCTGACTTCAGCACGTCGCTGTCGTCGACCCACAGGATCTCGATGATGTTCGGGTTGCAGTCGGCGGCCAGTGCGGCGAACTTGTCGAGCGAGAAGGTGACCTTATCGACGCCATCACTGGCGTCCTTACCACCTATGTGCTCCTGCTGCTCGAAGCGCTGCGTGAAACCGAGGTACGCGCTCTTGGGCTTGACGCAAACACCCTTGATGTCGAGGTCGGACGTGGGGGTGTTGAGGCCGTAGGCGTGTGAGCCGTGCCGAACCTGCAGGATCGTCCGTGCGTCAATGTCGAAGTTCATCGTTCAATCCACCTCTCGGCCGCCGCGATGATCTTCGGATGAGCGTTTACCAACACCTCGCGCCACGGTGCATGGTGTAGTGGTTGCAGGTTCAGCTTGATCAACATGCTGTACCGCTCAGGGCGACCCTCGGCTAGCAACATCGGGTTGAGGATGAACAGTCGCATCGACTCAGCGAAGACCTCGTACGGGTTGGGTTCATAGCCAGACACTGGTGGTTCAATCGCGTAAACTGCACGCACTTTGCCCAGCACGTGTTCGCCACGCACGCGGTCGAGCTCAAAGTGCACGTGGTGACCGACCTCGTGGGCCAGCACTCCGGGTGTGGTGAGGTCGGCCTTGTAACCCGTATAAGACCATTGAAAGCCGGGCACCTTGACGGGCGTCCGCGTCTTCTTTAGGTTGACGAAGACGGTGCCGAACCAGTACCAACCGCGATCGTGCCACGGGTTCTTCCCAGGTGGCTTCTTGGCGTCATCGGGCTCCGTCAGGTACTCGGTGACGGGTGCGATGCCGTTGAGGTCGAGGAAGGCCTTGACGTAGACCAACGCAGCGTCGAAGGCCTGCCGCTTGTCGTAGGTCGCCGGGTCGACGATGAAGGGCTGCATCACTTGATGTCGATGGGAATTGGCTTCACGGTAACAAAAGGAGATGCCGTGAAAACACGGATGTGGAGTTGGCCTAACTTCGCTTCCGCCGTCGCTGCGAACGTACTATAACCGATGTCGAGCCGATAACGTGCGGTGAAAGAGGCGTTCTTGCCGCCGACTTTCTTGCCACTGACGACGATGACGCTCTCACCTTCGGCCCACACCTCGAGTCCCGTGGGATCGACACCGGGCAGGTCAATGACCAACGTCATGCCCGTCGCGTCTTTCGTGGTGTGGTAGCCAGGACCATTGCGATAGGTGCCCGGCGTGTTGTCCTCTTCAGTCGTCTCCGTCACCGTCGTTGACATCTTAGACTGTGAAAACATGTTGTTGAACGACTCAGCCATGTCGCCCAACCAGTCGTAGTTGAAAGAACCTTTGCTCGGTGCCATTCCTCAATGGTAACACCGGTGCGGTCACAAGTTCACCTTCAGTTGGCGTCACCTAATATCCGCGCATGATACGTTCAACATTGACTTCACCTTTTTTCATGTAGGCGTCAGCCAACTCTTCAATCGAGATGCCGCTGGCAATGACAAGCTCGAAGTACAGGTGGAGGGCGTCGACAAGTTCTTCCTTGTAGGCTTCACGGTCGACTTCAGGCACCTCAGTCGCCCGGTGGGCCTTGGCGTTCTTCAGGTGCTGACCCGCCTCGAACAATTCATCCATGATGTGATGGCGGATGTCGTGCAACAGCGTCTGCCCCTGCTTCGTCGAGATGTCAACTGGGAATTGAGGCCAGTTGCGCTTCTCCTGCAGCAGGCGCATGAAGGCCAACTGTTGCTCCCAGAGGACACGCATGTCGATGGGGGCGCTCATGTCAGTTGTTACCGTCGTTGCCACCCGGCACGATGAACTTGTTGCCCGCCTGCACAGATTGCAGCTCGCGAGCGTGTTCCAACATCTTGTCGTGCATCTCCTTGACCTGCTGTTGATACGCTGATGTCAGCACCAAGTCACCCGCATCACCCACGGTGACGCGGATCTGGCGGAGGAGATCGGCGCAGTCGACGCCGGACAGTAGCGCCTCCTGAACGATCTGCACGAGGCGGTGAAACACTTCGTCTGCGAACTTGAACTCATTTTCCATATTCTATCTCTACTA